TGGGAACCCGGCTGCACGACCTGACCCATAGTGTTATAGATTTCAGGCATATCTATAGCAAAGTGGCGGCGCTGCCTCGACGAGTTAGCACCCTCGGGATCTAAAATCCTCTGCCTATCCTGTGCGTAGTACGGACCTTGGTATGAGTTATCAATCTGGCCGTCTGGACCCGCCATGCCACCACCGGATGGAGCCATTGCACCACTAACACCCTGCATAAGACCAGAAGCAGCTAGCATCGGCGCAGCCTTACCAATGATACCGCCCGGAAGCCCTTGCGCTGCTGTCTGACCAAAGCGCTGCGCAATCCCAGCAATACCAGTTTTAGCCGCAGTTTGACCGGCACCTTGCGCTGCTTGGGCTGCCACACCGGAAAGGTCTCCGGCTTTCATAGCAGCTTCTATACCCAAGTTTGGTGCAATAGCACCTGCACCCATATTAGCACCGAGGATACCAGATTTGCTGCCGAGTGTGCCGAAAGCGTTGTTAGAAATGGAACCACCTAAACCTACACTACCAGCAAGTGAAGCACCGCCATATGCGCTGAGGCCAGCCATCAGACCTTTCTTAAGGCTACCTGTTTTAGCAACAGAGCCAGCAGCAACAAGGCCAGCAGCAAGTGGGGCACCGACGCCAGTAGCCGCTAGGGCTGCGCCTATAAGTGTAGGTGCTAGTTTCTTAAGGATATTACCCAAGAAACCAGCTTCAGGAAGGCCAGTAATTGGGTTGATCGTAAGTGAGCCGCCATGTGCCATAGCTAGACCCTGAAGGCTGTTAACCTCATTAGGTGTCATGTGGACAAGCATAGTGTCTTCGCCGCGACCTTGCGACTGGACCTGTTGTGCCATAGGGTAGCTAAGCGAAGGCAAACCACCGCCCTCCATCATCCCACCATATGGCTGTTCCATCTGCTGAAAGTCCATCATTATTTCCTAAACCGAAGTCACGGTCTGCCAAGCAGTACCGTTATATACACAAAGTTTACCTAAAGTAGTATCAAAAACAACCCACCCCGCACTTGGGGCTAACGCATTCTTCTCTGCTGTAGTTACGTTCTTAGTTGCCATGATACCATTAAATGTATCAGCCGTATACTTCTGAGCGTTGTTTGGTGTGTTAGAGTCAAGCTGTGAGAAGTAGTTCTCCAGTGTGCGTAGGAATTGCCGTATGTATTGCGCGTCATACTCAGACGGCGCGTTGGGTAACGGCGGGAACCGGAATCTATCCATAGCCATTAGCGTGAACCATCCTGACGAACATCGAGACGCGGGGAACCAAGTTGCCACTGAACCCCAAGATTTTCTGACCTAATCTTAAACGCCATCTGACGCGCACGGGCACGCATGAAGACCTGATCGGTATATACACCAACCGAAGTCTCGATGACACGCTGTGTGTCCGCAGGGTCTGCGCTAAACGTACTTCCGGGGAAGTTACGTGGGCGCATGGTAAGGGTAGCTTCCGGAGTAGCTGCTGACGAGCCGTCAAAGCTAACGTCAGGAATCATACGGCGCGTCAGCATGAAGTTATCGCCATCACCGATGTCAAAGTCAGAGGACTGGATATAGGCGTCAATCGGAAGGGTGTCGTCGTCCGTACCGTCCTCATGGTTATATAGAAAGCCAGAACCTGTGGTTATCGTGTTATTAGTTGACGTAATTGGCGTGTTCGCAGCTTGTGGGTTTACGCGCAGCGGTGTATCTAGCCATGCCGTACGGTCAATAGTACCATAATACCAGAGTTTTTCTAAGTGGTTATAGATAACATAAGCATTGTTATAGTTGCTATCTGCCGTAGTGTAGAACCACCAGATTTCATTCCATTGCTCATTAGTGCCGGATACTACTTGATCGGCTTGGGTATAGTTAATGTTATTAAACACATGAAGAGTTAAGGTACAGTCTAGCGTCTCGACGCGACCCGTGTAGGCATAGAACTTGTCCTGCCCCATCCAGTAGACAGTATTAGACGCAGATACCACGCTACGTGGAGAAATAATGGAGATGTTGTCCGCATACTCCTGAAGCCCGAACACATCTGCGGTGCCGAGGAACTGAAGTGTAAATAAGTGAGTGTCAGTCCAGACTAGGACTTCCTGCCGTGTTGGTAGTGCCCGTACGATACGCGAACCACGAGAAACACGAAGATCACCAGCAGAGCTAGTAGCCGAAGGAACCCAGTTTTGGGGGCTATCCTGTGAAGCCCAACGGATAAGTAGCGGGTCAAAGGAGTTAGGAAGCACGCTACCAAAGTCGCAACCGAAAGCCAGAAGGTGCCTATCCTGCTGTGATACCAACAACTGCATAACCTGAGTTGGAACGTAAGTGGTGTCACCCACCGGGGTTGCGGCGGCTGCGTAAGCTTGTAGGGTTATAGCGTGCGCAGCCAAAGATGTAGCAGGGTCAGTAGTAGCTAGTCGGTACCACCAGTAACCCGCACCGTTGCGGATATTCATAACAAGGTCGTTATCAAAGTTGTCGAACCACCAGTCGCGTTGCGGTAGGTTAACAGGCGCACCGGTAGTACCAGTACCCCAAGCGTCTCGGCCCCACGTGCCGACACCCCAGCCATAACCGCCAGTGACAATAGCATTACCGGGTTCTATTTCGGTTTGTACGGTGAAGCCCGAGCCGCTTACGGACGTAGTGGAAGTAGCCGCTGTAGTAGTGGCAAACGTAAAGCTATTAGCGCCAAGCACAGTGACCGTGCGGTCCCCGTTAAGCTCAGTGATTGGGATACCACCAAGCGCCGAGGCAAAGCCAGCTATAAGCACAGTCTCGCCAGTACCCAGCCATGTAGGAAGAGTAGCTGTCGTTGTTACCGTAACCAGTGCAACACCATTAACTACCGCAAATGTATTCGATCCAGCCAGTGCTGTGTCAAAGGGGGTGATGTCGTAATATACACCGCCTGCTTCGATATAGACGCGCTCGTTCGTACCAAGTGCAAGGAAGTTATCAGTATAGGATGTGACCCAGTTCCACATCTGGCGGCACACACCAGCAAACGCCGTAGGCGAAGCTTTTATCCAACCGCCAACTTTTGTTGGATAACCTTCGTTGAACCTGACCTTGTCGCACTCAAACCAGCCGCCCTCGTTAGAGTAGTCGGTCTGGTCGCGGTTCACACCGGGTTTAAACTGGAGCTTGATAAAAGGCATCGTGTCTTACCTATACGAAATAGCTGATTTGCACCTGACCGCCGGAAGGTACGACAATCGAGTATGGGGTACCGGGTGTAACTGATATATTTGTGTAAGTAGTCGTAACCGCAGGGTTACCCACAGCGTTAGGGTATGTACCTGTATATGTACCACCGGGGAAAGTCTGACCCAAAGCAGTCGCTACGGTTCCGGGACCACCATCCTCAATGTAACCTACAGCTATAGTAAAACCGAGACTGACGGTAAGAGTTGTGAAGTCAATATTACCTGATGATGGTGCGGTAGCTCCGGGAGTAATCGTTCCGGTCATAATTACGCCAGCAAATAGTTCGAGGGTAAACGGCTGGTACTGCCAATAATTAGTAGTGGTGTTACCAGTTAAAATTGACAAGTAGTTAGAAATATACCCATCGCCGTACTTGGGGTACGGGCCAAACGCATTCAGTGCAGCAATTTCATTCTGCTGATCTGAGTATAGCGTAGACCAATTTGCAAATGGCGGATTAGGGTATGAACCCGTAGACCTATTGGCAAAGTACTGGAGGTTTCTTGCCGTTGTGAAGTCGCTTGTCCCCGCAGAACCCTTACCGCTCAAAACAGCTACCATACCTACACCCACAGGAGCTACCCACGTACCGTTAGCAGTAAAAGTTTCTGTAGTAAGGGTTTTAGGTACGCCCCCAAAGCCAAAAGCAAAGGCGCTCGCTACTCCTCGTGTGATGATATTAGGCATATCAGACAAACTTTGTCTGAGACGCCAGCACTGTGAAAGTGCTACTGCCAGTTTTGGTAACGGTGTAGGTATATACGTCGATGCTATTTGCATTACCCGCAGACGGAGCCACAGATTGCCACTTAGTTGTTACACCCACGGTCGTACCATCAACCTGTACTACGTTATTATAGAACGCAGATGCTCCTTGAGTAGCCATAAATACCACAGTAACCAC